TCTCATGGGTTCGGGTCCACAAGCCAAATCCAAACAATCCAACAAATACGGAGAATCCACATGTCTTTTGCAACACTAAAGCGTAACTCAGGTAATTCCTTTGATAAACTAACCCAAGAAATTGAAAAGATGTCCGCCACAGAAGGTGGTAGTGACGATAGGTTCTGGAAGCCTGAGATGGACAAGTCAGGCAATGGTTACGCTGTAATTCGATTCCTCCCCGCACCCGAAGGTGAAGATGTACCTTGGGCAAAGGTGTGGAGCCATGCCTTCCAGGGTCCTGGTGGCTGGTACATCGAAAACTCACTAACTACTCTCAACAAGAAAGATCCCGTAGGTGATCTCAACCGTCAGCTCTGGAACAGTGGTAGTGAGAAGGACAAAGAAATTGCTCGCAAGCAAAAACGCAAACTATCCTACTACACCAACATCTACGTAGTAAAGGATCCCGCCCACCCAGAAAACGAAGGTAAAGTATTCCTTTATAAGTTTGGCAAGAAAATCTTCGACAAGATTACCGAAGCCATGCAACCTGCATTTGCAGACGAAACTCCTATCAACCCATTTGATTTTTGGACTGGTGCTGATTTTAAACTAAAGCTTCGCAAAGTTGAAGGTTATTGGAACTATGACAAGTCTGAGTTTTCTAGTCCTGGTACACTCGGCAATTTTGATGATAACCAGCTAGAGCAGATCTATTCTAAAACTCATAGCCTAGTTCAGTTTTCAGCCGAAGAAAACTTTAAGAGCTATGAAGAACTTCAAAAACGTCTAAGTGATGTTCTAAATTCTCGTCCAGCTCCACGTATTGACCGTGAGACATATGAAGATGAAGAAGAGACCACAGTAGAATCCTTTGCTTCTAGTGCTACACCTTCCTTCTCCTCACGCTCTACCAGTAGTGATGACGATGAAGATGATACTCTAAGTTACTTTGCTCGACTAGCCGAGGAAGACTGATAATACTAAGGGGGGGGGTCTATGACCTCCCTTTTTTATAGCTCAGTTTCTGAAAATCTAATTCCAGCAGAATCAATTTTGTATTCTGTGTCGTATGCAAACAAAGAATTAATCTCTTCTTCCATAGTGGTCAAGAATGATGGTCTAATTAAAAATATTTCTTTTTTCTTTTCATTCTCTCTGTATTCAAATTCTCTATTGGTAATTGGAGTCATAACTTGAGCACCAGTCAATAAAGTTCCATTGGGTTGGCGGAACGAATATACTGGATAATAGCCAGTGACTTGTTGATCTGTTGTATCTTGATTATATTCTATAATTACTCCACCATTCAACACTAAATTATTTCCTTCATAAATTTCTTTAGTTTCCCAAAAACGAATTTTATCTTGATCATCTCCATATTTTTTGTCAATTGATTGATCTAATTCATAATCGGATAACGGCCAATCATTAGTTAGATCAATAATATTGTTAATCAATAGTATAGTCCAGTACCAATCTGGAGAGCCATATGTTTTGTTAGAAATTTGCTCTGGAGTTTCTCCTTGTTGGATAGTATATCTGGTTGATGCTACATATAAAGCGTTTATGTTATCTCTAAATCTAACTCTGCGAAATAAATTTTTTGATATCTTTAAGCCACTTTTATATGGATAATAGAAATTTGGTTGTGCATCAAAGAACATTTTTAGTATCCTCCTTGTTGTACAACATCATCTGCAGTAATGATTTCAGTTTCTGCAAATGTCATAGTGACATTATATGCAACTGGTGCAGGACCACTTAACCCCACGCCACTAGTATTGATATGGGTTGCCCATACATTGTCTGGAGTATAATTAACTTGAATATTTTTTAATACACAAGGCTTAATTTTTGGAAGTGATTGTATTGATGTTTGGGTTCCTGCTTGTTTCCAATTTAAATTAAAAATATTTGGGACAGTTAACCATCTGTCGTTTAATTGAGATATAACTTGATTTATTGCAGGATCTTGGGCTCCTTGATCTTGAACTGGTCCGCTACCACTGTAGTTGGGTAGTGAATAATATCTAAGAGTTTTAATAATGTTATGAATTCTACTTTGCTCTGATGCATTTCTAGGAACTAATTTCCAGGAAAAGTTAAACTCTCTCATAGCAATCCCTTGGAATATTTGTTCTATATAAGGATTTAATATTTTTCCACCAATGCCACTAGTTAATGCTTCTGCTGGAGGGGCTCCTGGAATATTACGTATCGCATTTAATATAAATTCTGCAGTCCCTGCACCTGCTAAAGTACTAATTGTTTGACCCACTTGACCTGGATTGTTTATTGCATTTCCTGCTAACTGTGGTAACATTTTACCAAGCATTCCTACTTTGTCTGAAGACCAATTTAATTGATCACTATAATTGATATCATTTGGAACTGGTAATAATACAGTTGCTAATGTCTTGCTTCTAGTTGGGGTTGTTGCTCTTTTGCCATCAATTACATCAAATACATCTAATCCTTGAATATTACTAATGTTTGGATTTGTAGCTGTTCCTGCATTTGTACTAGCAATAGGTACATATTGTGTAATATTAATTTGAAGCATATCAAACATTTCATTTTTATCAGGCCAATATAAATCATTGGTAGTAATTTTATTTGATGTATATCCTTTATTTACTGTTGTAATGGCCATAAATATTTTATGATATGCCTTTTATAAAAGTATTTATGAATACTTTGAAGGGAAAATTTGTTCCCAAAAATATTCGCAAATACAAGGGAGATTATAGAAATATAATTTATAGATCTTCATGGGAATTGAAGTTCATGAAGTATTGTGATACGAGACCAAATATATTGGAGTGGGCATCTGAGGAAATTGTCATACCATATAGATCTCCATTAGACAATAGAGTACATAGGTATTTTGTTGATTTCTATGTCAAGATTCAGGAGAGTGATGGAACTATTGTAAAATATTTGATTGAAATAAAACCGAGCAAGCAAACTGTTCCTCCTAAAAAACCTCAGCGACAAACTAAAAGTTACATTTATGAAGTAACTGAATATGTAAAAAACCAAGCTAAGTGGGAGGCTGCTAAACAATTCTGTGAAGATAGGATGTGGAAATTTAAAGTACTCACAGAATCGGAGTTAAAGGTATGAGAAAAGAAGTATCGGCAAGAACTAAAAATCAAACTCAGTTAAATATATTTCAACAAGTTGATGAGATTGCTAATAAAAAAAGACGTGGATTCTATGCCCTATCCTATAGCTGGTATAAAGATACAGTTGCTGAAGTTGCACGAAAAAATGATATATACAAAACACTAGTGACTCTTGATGAAACTTTAATTCCCTCTGGTGGCAATTTATATTTGTTTGAATATAGTGCAACATGGGCAAAAAAACTTCCATATTATGATGAGTTTCCTTTAGTGTATATGTTACAAGGTGGAAAAAAATTTTTTGGAGCAAATTTACACTATTTAAATCTTCCAACTAGATATAAAGTATTGCAAAGTATTCAAGATGGACGACCAACAATTCCAAAACAGTGCTTTCATAATTATGTTTATGAAGGTCTTGATACACCGCTTTTTAAAATAAATAGTGAAGATTGGATTAAGTCTATCTTTTTGCCCCTTGAAAGTTTTGTAAGTAGGCAGAAGGGATCATATAAACGAGTTAACAAATCCTTTGTTTGGGGAGACAGCATTAGATGAGTATCAATACGATTCCTAAAAATTTTAAAGAGTTCAGAGGATATGTAGAGAGATATGGTTTTTCTCTAAGCAATTTTTATGATATTCAATTTGAACTTGTTAATGGAAGTGAATTATTAAAAAATTTATTTACTCTTGGAATGACAGGAGATAATAATATAAATGATGAATCATTTATGCAGGGACTTGTCCGAGTCTATGCGGATGAATGTTCCATTCCAGGATATTCTATTTCTACTGGTGATTATAGAATTACCAATACCCCTACAATGAAATATGCATATGGAATTGTAAATAACGAGATTACAATTTCATTTATTTTAGATGCAGACTCTGAAATTAGAAGAATTTTTGATGCTTGGGGAAATTACATTTATACTGGTGTTGCATTGAGAGGAGCCAATACAGCAAATACCAATATTAATATGAATTCTAAAACAGATTTGGGTAGAACTAGATATAGAGATGATTATTGTTGTGATATAATTGTTATTAAACTTGAAAGACACAGAAGCAGTAGAAAAAATACTAGATCTAGAAATAGACAAATAAATATTGAATCTAATTTTTATCGCAATAATGAAATTATTCCAGACTATGATAATACTTTTATGTCTGGATTTGGTAAACCATTTGCAACATACTCGGTTAGACTGAGAAATGCATTCCCAACAACTATATCTGCTATACCACTGTCAAGTGGTTCATCACAATTAGTAAAAGTTCAGGCTACTTTTGAATATGATCTTGCAGTACCTTCATCTCAAACTGGAGCAAACTCTACTAGGGTAACAACAAGTTGGAATGACATCACCTAAATAATTTGAGATTATGTTATAGTATTCACTATGCCTTTACCAAAAATTGTAACACCGACGTATGAATTGCGTTTACCATCAACAGATCAATTAATTAAATACAGACCATTCCTAGTAAAAGAAGAGAAAGTTCTTCTCATGGCTATGGAATCTGAAGATGAAAATCAAATGATCAATGCAGTCAAAACTATTTTGAAGAACTGCATTATTTCAAAAGTTAAAGTTGATGATCTTGCTGTATTTGATATTGAGTATTTGTTTCTCAATATTCGTGCAAAGTCTGTTGGTGAACAGATTGACTTAAACATTACATGTCCAGATGATGGAGAAACTGTAGTTCCTATTGAACTCAATGTTGAAGATATTCAGATTCAAAAGTCTGAAGATCATTCTAGAATTATTCCATTGAATGATACAATTTCTGTTGTAATGAAATATCCTAGTATGGAAATGTTTGTTAAAACAAACTTTACTGCTAATGCAAAAACTGAAGATGTATTTGAAATTGCTGCCTCTTGTATTGAGCAGGTTGTAGAAGGTGAAGATGTATATGAAACTAAGAGTTTTAGCAAAAAAGAAATTGATGAGTTTCTAGATAGTTTGGATACAGCTCAATTTTTGTCAATTCAAAAATTCTTTGAGAGTATGCCAAAATTATCCCATACAGTTAAAGTTACTAATCCAGTAACTAATGTTGAAAGTGATGTTGTATTGGAGGGTCTTGCGTCTTTTTTCGCATAGCCCTAGCACATGAGTCGCTAGAAAATTTCTTCAGAGTAAATTTCATATTAATTCAACATCAAAAGTGGTCACTATTTGAAATCGAAAATATGATACCATGGGAAAGGGAAATCTATGTTCAAATGTTGATTGATCATATCGAAGAAGAAAATAATAAAAATAGAACAACAACATCGTTGTAAATAAATGGCAGAACCAACCACTCAGAGATCATTTAGATCTTTTTCTGAGTCACTCAAATCTAAAAAACTTTCCCCAGTAAATCCATCAGCTATTACTGGGGGAAGACCTATTAGATTGTCTGGAAATATTGTTGCCAAAAAAGAAGTCGAAGAGCTTGGACAGATTAGAAAAACTTTAGGATCTTTACTTGCAATTGAAAAAAGATACTATAAGTTTCTTGGTGATAGAATTTTAAATTTCGCAAAGGAAGAAGAAAGAAAAAAATTAAAAGAACGAGAAAGATTACAAGAAGAAGTTAATCAAAAAAAAGGTAAAGATAAAACTTCAAACCCGATTGTAGAGAAAGCAAAATCTGATTTATCTATGATTGGAGGATTCTTTAAGAATCTTCTCAAATTCTTCATTGGGTATAAAGTTTTACAGTGGGCATCAAATCCTGCAAACATAAAAAAGATTCAGGATTTTGCTAATCTATTCATAAAATTATTTAAATTCATTAGTGCAGTCACTGAATTTGGTGTGGACGCATTAATGAAAACTATTACGGTTACTTCTAAAGTAATCAATGGAGTATTTGATTTTATAGGTAAAGTAGCAGAATTTTTTAGTTTCAGTTGGCTGGGTGGTGGAATTGAATGGTTGCTCAAAACTATAGAGGACGTAACCTCAGTATTTGCTAGCATTCCAAATGCCATAACACTGACTATAAAATTTTTAACTAATCTACTACCGAACTTTTTAGAATCAGTTTTAACGAATGGACTACTTGGAGGTCAAAAAGAACTTCAGGGTCAATCCGATCAGGCAATAGATGCAAAGAAATCAGCAGAGTCTCCTACTGAAGTTAGTGGAGATACTGATAAAACAGGTCAGAGTGATCTTGGGGAAAAGGCGAAAGAATCTCTATCAAACATTGGTAAAAATATTCTAAAGACTTTATTCCCTGGAATAGATATTGCTACCAATATTGGAGCAAAGATTGGTGGCTCTATAAAATCATTCTTTACTGGAGGCAAGTCCCAGGAAGAACTTCCAAAACTAGCGAAAGGTGGTATTGTAACTAAACCGACTGAAGCTATTGTTGGAGAGGCAGGACCAGAAGCAATTCTTCCTCTTGATAAACTGGGTTCATTTGGTATTGATGGATTTAAGGCAGCCACCAATAAGGTAATTCCTAAATTCATGACCTTACTGACATTACCATTCAAGATTATTGGTGCTGGTATATTAGCATTAATTTCATCTACAGTAGGAAAAATTCCTGGCATTGGTCAGTTTATAAAACCTTTAGTTTCTAACATTGCATCTGGATTTGGGTTACCTCCAGGATTAGTTTCTGGGATGACTGGATTTATTGGTGGTGTTGGTGAGATAACAACATCCGAAGTTGGAAATATTGCAGAGTTATTTGGAAAGCAAGAAGTAAATATTCGACAACAAAAAGGAGAAGAGTTTAGTCCTTCACGAGATACATCTGTAAAAGGACTACTTGTAAATATTTTGAGTGCATTGATCAGCAAGCAAAAGAAAACAGTTACTCCTGCACCAACAACCCCGCCAGCACCAACAACCCCGCCAGCACCCACTGCACCACCTGCAGCCACACCTGCAACTTCAGGGAATGAGCCAGCTGCAACACCAGCTCCCACCTTGTCTCCAATATTTGATAGGTCTCAGCAATCTGGTGCGGTTCCTGGTCAGGGTGGAGGAGACAAGATTCCAGCATTACTGGAACCTGGAGAATATGTCCTGAATAAAAATGCTGTTCAGGGAATGGGTGGTCCTGGTGTGTTGGATCACATTAATTATACTAAATTTGCTAGATTTCAAGCTGGTGGACAAGTCCAAAGTGGAATGAAATTACTAACTTCTGGTGGAGGTACTTCAAGGTTAGTTTCTCCAGTGGAATTTTCTCAGCTAAAACCACACCACGGGAAGGGAGATTCTGTAAGGAGATATGGCATAACTAAAGATTATATTTTAGATGGTTCAAGTTATCCAAATTATAAAGTATTAACTCCAGTTAGTGCTACTGTTGCATTTGCTGGAAGTGATCCCAATGGGTATGGAAACATGGTGGAACTTGTAGATGATAACGGCAAACCACTTGCATTATTTGGACACTTTTCCAAATTAATGGTCAAAACAGGGCAAAAAATTTCTGCTGGTAGTGTTCTGGGTATTCAAGGTAATACAGGTAGATCTACAGGACCTCACGTTCATATTGATGCATCAAAAAAATTCCATGAGGTTTGGGCAAACTTCATGTTAGGTAAGAGTACATCACTAGATGCATCAAGTTTAACTGGAGAAAGTACTAGAACAGGAGAAGATAGAGTTGAGGCAGAAGACTCCGAGCAATCTCAACAATTTACTCTAGAAGCGGCAACAACTGTTGCAGAAAATCTTGGAAAATTATTCAAGATGTTAAATGCTCCAGCTCCATCTCAAGATTCTGCACCACCAACAGCAGCTCAAGTACAGCCAAAAATAACCCAAACTGTTTCACAATCATCTGGAAATTTACAGAGAGTTCAGAAAGAAAATTTACAACTTCAAAGTCAATCTAGAAGTCAGTCTAAGTCTGGTGGCAATGTTGTCACATTAGGACAGCCAAATAAAACTATTAGTGAAACAATTTCTCAGCCAATGCCTGCGACACTTGGTGGTACTAGTCCACCAAATCCATTAATCAATTATCCGATAGCACCATAACATGGAAAAGTTAACTCCAGTTAGACCAGCTTCCATTATCGGTAATACTCGTCTCAAAGAATTGAAGACGATAAAAGGTGTTGCGACTAATTTAATTTCACAGAAAAAGAAAAATTTTGATCTAGAAAAAAAGTTTTTTAAAGTCGAAAAGGATTCAATTACTAGAGCTAGGTCATTAGAAAAAGAAAGACAGCAAGAACAAAAGAAACCGAAGTCGGGTGCGGCTGCAATAAAAAAAGAAATCAAAGAACAGTCAGTAAAGTTATATGATTTGTTCAAATTTTTTGTTGGATATAAAGTTCTTCAGTGGATGTCTAAAACTGAGAATATAAAGTCTCTTGGTGAAATTGCAAAGGCAATGCAGAACATATTCAAGGTAATTGATTACCTTGCTGGAATTGGAGTTGAAGGTGTTCTTGGTGGATTACATAGTGTTTTATTTGGAGGAAGTTTTCTAGAAAGATTCTTTGGAGTGTTCAAAGCCATCGGTGGGCTTTTTATTATCAGAAGATTATTATCTCCAGGTAAAATACTTAAAGACATTGCTTGGATTCTAAAAAATAAAAAAAATATTAGTAGAGTATTCAAAGCAATAGGTTCTGGTAAATTTAAAGAAGCTATTGGAAGAATCTTTAAATTATTAAATCCAACTTTGTATACTACATATACAAAAGGTTTAACTGCTGGAATTAAAAGAGTAGTTCTAAAAGTATTTGGTAAAAATGCATTAAAATTTCTAACTAAAGTAGCATCTAAAATTGGATTTGCATCTGCAAAGCAATTTGTAAAAAATACTATAAAGACTGCTGCCAAACCATTAAGTAGAATTCCTTTAGTTGGTCCTATACTTGGATTTGGACTCAATTTAATTTTTGGTGATCCATTAGATAAGGCAGCAGTCAAACTAATTGGATCTAGCATTGGTGCCTGGCTTGGTGGTATTGTTATGGGAGCATTGGGAAGTATTATCCCAGTTGCTGGAACTACTGCAGGTGCTGGATTTGGAGCTGTTGTTGGTGGGCTAGTTGGAGATTGGGTTGGGGATAAACTATATGGATTCTTCAAAGGATTTACTGCACCAAAAGAACCTGCTCTTGCAGTTGGTGGTATTGTAACAAAACCAACTAGAGCACTTATTGGTGAGGCAGGACCAGAAGCAGTTATTCCATTGCCTAGAATTTATGATGGCACTATATTAAATGCTCCAATTGGCATAGTTGCATCTTCTATGATTGGTGGAATGGATGCAGTTATAACTTCACTTGGACCTATTGGATTAACAATTCGTCCATATGCATCTAGTTTACTGTCTCCATATAGAAGAGAATTTGGTTCAAATAATTATGTATTTACTTCCAATATTCGTGGTGCTACTAATGAATTTGATATCAAAGAATCAAAAGTAGATAACAAAGAAGTTGAAAAAATAATTGGTTTGAATAAAACTTTGAATATCATTTCAAAGAAGGAATCTACTGATGAATCTAAAAAGTCTAGATATAATTCTGGCAATAGCATCAGAGAAATTCTTGCTGATATTTTAAACAATATTATTAACTTAGATTTTACTAAAAAGAAATCCACAAGACCTAGAAGACCAGGAGATCCTACTGGAGATATTGGTGATCTTACTGGTGAAGTAGATTTATCGTCTGCAGATGATAGAACATTATTGAAGCAACTTGCACTTGCAGAAGCTGCTGGTGAAGGTGTAGTTGGAATGGCACTTGTAGTTAATTCAGTACTGAATAGAAAGAGAGTTTTGGATGGTGGTGCATCTACTACTTTATATCATGCAACCGATAAAACTATTCGGGGCATAATATATGCCAAACAAAGTGTTCAGTATACTCCAGTTAGTAGTGGAACTATCAATAAACAATGGGGTAAAGGATCTTTAGATCTTGCAGAAAAAGCCCTAGAGATGGGGATGGATAAAGCCAAACTCAAATCCGCACTAGAATCTGAGGGAATTGATGCAAATACTGTAAAAATATTATTAAATGCAACTGGATTTAGAAATTATGCTTCCGCAGGAATAGACACCTCACAACAAGTAAACGAAGTAAACTACAAAAGACATACTTTTAACACTGCTGGTGTTGCAAAGATGCAACAAGGTGGATTAGTTTCCAGGGGAGATATTACTAGTAAGTTTGGAAATAAAGAACAATTTAGAAAACATGCACATGAAGGCATAGATATTGCGTTTGCTTCTGGAACACCATTATCTTTTAATTTGGGTGGACAGTTTATAAAAATTGGTAGAACTTCTAGTATAGAAAAAGAAGCGAATGGTGGTTATGGTCAATATATGGATGTGAAATTAACTGATGGAAAAATTGCCAGACTTGCACATTTAAGTTCTATACCATCATGGGTAAAGGAAGGACAAAGTTTTAATCCAAATTCAGTTATTGCAATGAGTGGTGGAGTTCCAAAAACTCCAGGTGCAGGTAGATCTGGTGGAGCACATTTACATTTAGAGCAACATACTACGAAAAAAGATTTAGCAGAAACTTTAAATGGTAAAGTTGATCCGTTGACTCAAGGATTATTTTCATTACTGAGAAAAGGTGGAACCCCTGGTCAAACAACGTCTCCAGCTGCACCTTCGACCACACCTACTGCGCCAGCTGATAGTGTTGCTCCAGCAGAAGAAACTGAATCAAATGAATCAGCATTTAATCCAACTGATGTAGCGAATAATCTTGCAAAGTTGTATCAAATGTTAAATGCTCCAGCCAAATTCAATGGAGCACAAATGGAAAAAGATAGTATGGAACATCTTCAGGCATTTAAAGACTTTGCTCCATCGCCAGATACATATATTGTAATGGGTGGAACAAATATAGTATCATCTACTAATCTGATAACACCAATGAAATTCCCAGACTATTCCATGGGATCATTTTCTACAATAGATAGTTCACTGGCATTTAATCTCAAAACAAGACTCTAATGAATCAAGAATTTGCTGGAGATTTTTCTCTAAAAACAATTAGGCTATACCCAATATCTGCAGTAAGTAAGGATGATCGTCCTTTTGTTGATATTAAAGAGCTTGTGCAGGAAGTAACTTTTTATCAAAGTATTATTTCTACTAGTTTATATTGTGAGTTAGTAATTACTGACATTGGAGAAAATTTAATTGAAACTATACCATTAATTGGAAGAGAAAGAATTCAATTAACCATTTCAACTCCAGCTGCAAATTATGATTTAAATTTTTATATCCATAAAATTGATGGTCGAGTAATGAAAGAAAAGAACCAAGTCTATGTGGTTCATGCAGTGAGCAAAGAAGTTTTAGATAACGAATACACTAGAATTCGTGAAAGGGTTGATGGAAAAAAAGCAGAAGTATTTTTAAAAGAAAAAATAAAAACAATATCAAATAAAAAATTTGAAAACATTGATAATACATTGTATCCATTTGACATGTATGTTCCAAATTGGAGAATATTTGATACTGCTATATGGATGTCTAGAAGAAGTGTGCCAGTCAAAAACAAATCTTCAGTAGGGTATTTGTTTTTTGAAACATTTGATGGGTATAATTTCAAATCACTAGATACACTATTTGATGCAGATGCATATCCAAATAAAAATACAAAATATACATTTGTCCAGGGAAATACTTCTGCATCTAGAACTGAATTAACTAATTATAGAATTATTAATTACTCATCACCAAAAGCATTTGATATTCTTGATGATCTTCGTAATGGTGCATTTGCACATAATGCTTTATATGTAGATATTAATAATAGAAATTTTCAAAACTGGAATACAAATGCTTCTACCTATTGGAAAGATATGAGTCATTTAAATAAAATGACTCCGTACCAAGATAAAGAACTTTTACAAAAATCATCTAGATTAATTTACAGACCAACCACAACATCTACATTTGGCTGGAAAGACTTATCGAATGAAGAGATTGAAAAGCTAAACCATGTAGATGAAGTAAATAAAAATTATGAAAAATCTATTTACAGATATTATTTCTTAGAATATAACAAATTGGAAGTAGCAATCCCTGGAGACTTGAAACTGCAACCAGGATATGTAATTAATGTATCTATTCCATCTCCAAGAAGAAGTAAAGACAATAGAGTTCAAGAAGATAGTAGAATCAGTGGAAGATATATTGTGCATTCTGTCAAGCATACCATCCTAAATAGAACTGAACTTAGAACTATTGCTACATTAACGAGAGATTCATTCGGTGGCAATGAAATCAACAAAACTAATGTCCCTAGCCGAGCAACATTCTAATGGATCAAAATATAGACCAGCACATTAGCAAAAATCAAAATGAATTATTGGATGGAAACTCCAATTCTCAAAGACGTAGATATCTAGAAAGTGAACTAGAGTCTTTAATTAAATATAAACAGAATCATCCAGATAAAACATATGATCCAACTCCACTAGAGTTGTATTGTGATGAAAATCCCGATGCGCCTGAATGTCGTATATACGAAGTGTAATAAATGTCAATCAATCCTACATTACAGAACTCAGCATTTCTTGGTAATAATGATTTTACATGGTGGCTGGGCACTGTTGAAAATCCAGATGATAGAGATGCAAAATTAGGAAGAGTACGTGTAAAGATTCTTGGGTTTCATGATCCATTTGAGAAACCAGAGAATCTTCCATGGGCATTGGTATTACAACCAACTACAAATGCTGCAGTAAGTGGAGTTGGTTATTCTGCCAGTAATTTAAAAGCTGGTAGTTTTGTGATGGGATTTTTCCTGGACTACCCTGATTGCCAGCAACCTGTTGTGATGGGATCATTTTATAGTCAGATTAGACCAATATTTGCAGAACCAGACACACTAGCTGCAGCAAATAATCCAGGTATAGTAAATTTAGTTACCTCACAAGAAAGTAAAACTGGACAACCTCAAGATTCAGAAAGAACAAATGATGAAGGTGGATTGGCATCTGACTCTGTAGCTGCAGCATCTTTACCAGCTTCTCCATCAAACCCTTCTGGTAATTTAGGTGCAACTTCAATCGCAGACGGAAAAGATGGACCAGTAAATACAATTGTAGAAGATATAAAAAGATGTATTGAAGGTCTTGGAAATATTTTTAAAACGGGTGTAGTATATAATCCAAACGCAGGAAATCCAACTCTGACCAGAGATTTATCTATTGAAGAACATTTTATTTCAGTCAGTAATGTAGCACAATTTCCACCAATAGGAAGAATAAAAATTGGTAGTGAAATTATTACATATAACGGAAAGAATGAAAAATCTTTAGTTAATATTAAAAGGGGTGCAGATAATACTAAACCCGCTGCTCATACTGCAGGAACAGCTATAAGATATATTAAAAAAACTGATACTCCAATTGAAATTTATGGTAAGTTTACAAACAAAGTTGTAGACTTGAAAAGTGCCGTTGATAGATGTATAGCAGTAATTAGAAATTTAATTTGGTATATCGTCAACAAAGTTAAGTCTTGGTTGATGGAAGAAGTTACCAGGATTCTAAATTTAATTGGCCTTTCGGCAAGTAGTCCCATACCATATTTTGTTAAAACATTAACTGAAGTTGTAGTTCAAATATTAAAATCAATTTCGTGTACTATTGATGAGGCATTAGTTGATGCTTTAATGAAAGGTATTGAAGGATTTATTGAACAATTTGTGGAGAAGATGGCAAATGATTTAATTAATCTTGCCGAAAAATATATAGCTTTTGCAGAAGAGTGTATCAACAGTATATTTGGTTCTATATTTGAAATCGTTGCAGTTGGCACTGAAATTGCAAATGCTGTAAAGGGAATTATAGATTTGATTAAAGGCATTGGAAACATCGGTGAGATGGGAGCGTTATTTGATGAAGATGGATTTGTCAATGCTAATATGTTGGCAAATATTGGAAATATTGTAGCATTTATTTTAAATCTTCTTGGAGTTGGGTGTAATAGAACTACTGATTCTCCATTGCAAATTGATTGGAATGAATGTGCATTGACAGGAAACAATTGCAATCCATTTAATTTTAGAGTAACAAACAATATTGCAGGTAAGTGGAATCCAGAATATTCCAAACAGTTTGTTCATGCCAGTGAGGCTGGACACGTTATCATTATGGATGATACACCATACAATAATAGATTGGTTATCGAGGCTGCTGGGAGTAGAACTGGTTTTCAAGTAGATGATGATGGAAATATTCGTGTTACTAATAGTAACAACAAAGTTGAAGTTACTTTTGGTAAACAAGAAGTTAACGTTATGGGCGATGCACATATTAAAGTGAAAGGAGATTATCACTTAAAAGTTGGAGGAAATTATCACTTAGAAGTTGATGGTCAATATAATGTGTTTGCTAATAGAGAAAGTAAAGTGACGTACAATGGAGAGCATGAAACTATTTACAGCAATGATGCTAAATTGAGTGCTGCAAACGGATTAGCTATAGCTGGATCTAAAGTAGGATTGAGTGCATCTGGTCAATTGGACATGTACTCCCCATCGTTTAGTACATATTGCACAGAACAAAATCACTTATGCACTGGTTCATGGAATTTATTTTCGATGTATGAAAACAAATATATTGGGTTGAATAAATTTTGCTTAATTGGTGGAAATAGAATTAATCTTCGTGCAGGCACAAACACTGATATTGGAACTGGTATATCAAATAAATTCCAAGCGACTGCAGAAAATGTTTGGAAAGGTGGCTTATACAATACTAGTATTATGGGAACCAATACTACGACTAGATTGGGAATTGATAATGATACTACTGTAGGTGCCACCACAAAAGCTAAGTTATCTACAAATTTAGAAAGTGTTACTGGTGCTATGTTTACTAACACAACTGGACTATGCACAAAGAGCATTGAAGGTGTCATGTTAGATATTAGTGCTGCACTGGCATTCAGAGAAGGACCAGCCATCTTCGATACCTAATCCGATGGGGCTTGACAGCCGCCAGGTATCGTGCTATACTGGTTGAGTACTGGAGACTGCCTATGAACATCCGAGACAACTCAACTCTAAATCGTGTTGAAGTAGATATGCTATCTAGAACCATTCATCTACATGGAGATGATGGTGAGTATCTAAAACTACACGAACCTGATGCTCAAGACTTTACTAACATGTGTGCATTTATCAATGATGCACTAACAGAAGATATGATTACATACACATACTAAAACCAAAATCGACTTTTGATTACCAAATACCCGAAAAAAAATTCCCCAGGATTTTTAGCCCTTAAGGTTTTTTGAATAAATAAGTTATCCTCTATACCAATATAGACTTGAAAAAGTTAGGTAAGCATTGTGTCGCAGAATTATATGGCTGCGACCATTCTATTCTTGATAATGAAAAAATTCTTATAGAATTAATACGAGAATCAATTGATATTGCTAGAGCAACATTATTGGACATTTGCTCTCATAAATTTACCCCCCAAGGTGTGACTATTGTTGCCCTATTATCAGAGAGTCATATATCTATTCATACTTGGCCAGAAGAAGGTAGTTCCGCATTAGACGTATTTACATGCGGAGATTCTAAGCCAGATTTAGCACTTTTACACATAATAAATTTTTTAAACCCTACAGAATATAACATGAACTGTTTTGATAGGTAAACTTGTATAAATAAATCTAGTTTTAAAGCCCCTCTAGGTAATCATATGGCTCTAACTAGAATTACTTCTGGTGGTATTGCGGAAGGCGTAAAGATTGTATTTGACAGCAACAATACACCTGCGTCTCCAGCACTTAGATTTAACAATCCTGATGATACTGGAACTGGTATTTACCAGCCAGCTGATAATGAACTTGCAATCTCTACCGCAGGTCAGCCAAGAATTATCTTCAAATCTGATGGTAAAATTCTTGCTGGAGATGGAACTATTCTTGGTGGAACCAATCCAAACTTTGAAGGTGCAGAAAATATTACTTTATATGTAAACCAGTCAGATAAAAATGCTACTGATGTATCTGATAATGATGGTGGCAATCTCAATAGACCATTCAAGACCATCGAGAGGGCATTACTAGAGGCAGCAAAGAGAAGTTATAAAGCAAATCCAAGTGCAGTAGCTGTAACTGCATTAGAAGTAGGTAAGGCATATACAATTACCAATGTTGGAACTGGTACTGATTTCGTATCTATTGGTGCATCATCTAACACTGTTGGAGTCTCATTCATTGCTACTGCACAGGGAACTGGCACAGGTACGGTAACTCTCAATAATGATAAGTTTGAAGCATTCACCATCATGGTGCTTCCTGGTCAATATGAGATTGACAACAGACCAGGATATGACATCACAACAAACCCACTAGTAGCTGGGACTTCCACTACAATTGATGCTGAACCATTTAGATTCAACCCAAGAAATGGTGGAGTTATTGTACCTAGAGGTACTTCTATTGTTGGTTATGACCTTAGAAAAACTGTCATTAGACCAAAGTATGTTCCCGCACCATTCTCAACTGAGGGAAGCCTAGCTGGAGATGGATATGTACTATCACACGTAATGTATGATGGTGCAAACATGATTGAGAAGAATCGTGGGTATATTCAAGAGCAAACAAAGTTATACTTACAAACTCTGACTGCATATCAAAGTGGATTATCCGATTCACAAAAAACATTATGTGTTCGTGATATTGGATATTTTATTGATGCTATTGTTTCTGACCTAAGACAAGGTGGAAACGAAAATACATTCAACAATGCAGAATATTATATTGATGGAAATGGTTATAGAAACCAATTCATGAAGTCTAATGATACTGATGTATCTCAAGAAATTGTGGCTACAGTAGCTGCATTTAATCATGCAATTAGCATTATGAGATTTATTACAAAATCTTATGATGATAATACTATTACATATTCTGAGATTACTACTAATAAAACGATCAATATAACTGGATTTACTGCAGGTACTGGATATGTGTCTGATGGAGATTGTTCAACAGTAGTTAATGCAGTTACTACTCTTGGTGCAATTGCAACTGGTATTTTAAATAATCCAGATGATTACACCAGAGAAGAGGTCACTGTAACTTTAGTTGGCGGTGGCACTTCAACTTTAAAACTCAGAAAAACTCAAGGAGTCTTTAAGCAAACTTCTATCTTTAAGGTCACTGGTGGTTGCTATTTCTGGCAGATGACTTTCAAAGATGCTATTGCAAATTCAGAAAAGCCAATTTACAACTCAGCTACTTTTGATAGCAACGGCATTCCAACATTCACTACCACCACCGACGCAAAATATTCTCACCATAAAGTTGTTGCGTTTACTTATGCGGATCAACGAACAACTGATGGTGAATTAGATCAATACTATAAAAAGATTGATGCTTGGCAAGGTAGAACTTCAGATTTGTCACAAGTAAGACCAGAAGAATTTACTATTGTTGGTGATGGTAGTAAGAACAGTACAATTGATACAGTTAATTCTTGCTCACCATATATCTTCAACTGTTCACTACGTTCTACCTTTGGTATGTGCGGTATGCATACTGATGGTAGTAAAGTTGCTGAGAACAGCTTTAAGTCAATGGTTGTTGCTCAGTTTACTGGCATCTCTCTACAGAAAGATAAAAACGTATTCATACAACCAAAAGATCCACAGGGTGATACCAACGTAACTCCTCCACCAAATGACACAACTCAGTATAATGATGATGTTGAAGCAACTGCAAATCCTCCAATTTTTGCAGATCCCGATGCACAGTATAAGCCAGAATGTAGACATTTCCACATCAAAGCTTCTAACGGTGGCTTCATCCAGGTAGTTTCTGTGTTCGCAGTTGGATATGCAGATCAATTCCTGGCTGAAACTGGTGGTGATATGTCTATCACCAACTCCAACTCTAACTTTGGTCAAATTTCTCTTCGTGCCAAAGGCTCTCAATTCAATTCATTTGCCCCAGCATCTCAGGGAAGAATTACTGCAGTTGTTCCACCTAGAGGAATTGCAACTAATGTAACCGATGTAAGTTTTTATAATATTGATGCCAATTCTACTTGGAGAAGTGTAGGTGCAATTAGTGAAGAATTTACCACTGGATTGGAAAGTTCATTAGCTGGTTTCCAAAGTTCAAAATATTTCAAACTATATCTTGAAATTTCTGGCGGACTAACCGAAGACAATATCCCAGAATTAGTAATTGACTCTGTTGATCATGCAACTGGAAATGTGGTGACCAAGAGATTCCTAACATATGGAACTTCAAATCAATATGCGTTATTCAGAGATTACTATCAGGCAACAGGTATTACTCCAGAAGCAAATCGTTATGTTAGTCTTGATTTAGAAGATTCTGCTGGCGGAGCTACCTCATTTAAAGCAAAAGTTAAATTATTTGATTCAATTCCAGATGAAGATAATCCAAAAAATCCAGATGGATCTGCAAAAACTAAAAACAGTGAAAGAGTCGGTTACTTCTGGGATGAAGATTCCAAAACAGTATATCTAAAATTAGACTTTGCTGATGCAGAAACAGATAAATTCTTGCGAGATTTTATCTTCTCATTTAATGAAGAAAAATCTTTTGATTTCGTAACCACTTTCAATAGTAGTGATGGATCTGCAACAACTACTCTACAAGAAGTCACCAAGAAAATTTTAAGATACAAGACTGGATTCCCATCAACTCTAATTGTTAAAAAATATAGTGATACTAGGACTTCTTCACCAGGAGATTTCTTATGGAAAGTTGAATATACTATTCCAAAATATATTAGTTCAAATGTAATTCCAAAAGCACCTGAAAAGAGATTCATTATTAAAGGAACCCGAGCAGGTAATGGTGAAGATGGTGTACCATACTCAGATTATAGATTTATGGTCTGGGATGTTGAAGAACTTACTGCATGGGAAAAGGATGTTAGAGATGGTGTTTACTACCTAACTGTTGTAAGAGCTGACGTAAATAAATTTGTAGATTCAAAACTAAATACACCTTCACAAATTGTAAGAAGACCTACTGGTATTACTTCTGGTAATCAGTTTGCATGTACATTTATTGAAGAAGTAAACAATTTTGATAAAGATACCAAACTATTCACTAATGTAAACTACTTATATCCATCAGTAAATGAAGAAGGTGCCGACTATGATACTAAGAGAATTTGGAACTCTCCACAGGCAGATTCTCGTGTATTAGTAGAATCTCTTGGAAATAACGATGAAGGAACAAGAATCAAGGATATTTCTGTTCCAAACTATAGAAGATATAGAACCAACGATGCCACTACTCCATACAAAGATGTTCCATCACTCTATTCAGTAACTGCTGAGTCTGTACATAGATTAGTTCAGGCACTTGATTTGAGATACATCACTTCAAGTAATGCAATGGCAACTACTGGTGGTGGTCCAGATAATTCTGGTAGAGTATTTGTCGCTTCAGTTTCACCTTGGGATGCAAGAAGTTCTTCCTCTGCTTTAGGATATACCTCAAATACAGCTTATAATGTATATTCTACTACTTACAGATTTGGTAGAGGTAATGACGGACAATTATCAGCTGGAATAGTTACAACTGAATCTGATAAAGTAGCTGAGTATAATTTATTTGGTATTAATCTGGATGGATTTGCTAGAAGAATTCCAGTTACTTCCCCAGGATATACTGTCAGCACAAATACATTAAATGATAGTAGCCCATCCAATACTGTAGGACTAACATTTGCACCAGTATTACCACTATACAGACCATCTATTCTACGTGCTTCTTCACATACTTGGGAATATATTGGTCTAGGTTCTGGTAACTATTCAACTGGTTTCCCAAATCTACAGACAAGAGTACTTAAAGTTTATGAGCAATTTATTGCTCAGGGTTATGAAAACTCTGGTGGATTTATTGCATCATCTGGTACTAACTCTGCTGGTGACTTCTATATCGGCAATCAAATTATTCAAGCTGGTGGTACTTCAACAGTAACACTTAATGTACCAAAACTTCGTAGATCATCTGAATCTAATTATCTAGATATTGAAAATATTGAAAACAGAATTTCTAACGCAGTAGTTAATGTTACTGCTACTACTGGCGGAACTAGTAATGCAAATCAATCTGCACTAAAAGCATTATCAAACTTCTTTAATATTACAAAACTTACTGTTAGTGATAAAGCAAATATTAATAACTTGATTGTTGGCGAAAGACTTTATATTGATAGAGCTGAAATCAATAACTCTACCTTCTTCCCAGAAGGTAATACTAATGCATATGGTTTCGTAAAAGCTGCAAAACCAGAAAAAACTGGCTTCATTTCAACTGACACCAATGATAAACTATATGTATCTCCTAAGTATCTTGATGCTTGGAGAGTTAAGAGACAGTTAATTTCTGCACAGGCAGTTACTCTTGATAACAATAGAGTATATATTCAACCATATCTACAGAACTCTATTGATTCATACAAAGCTGTAAACGGCAAAAAGGTAGCAGATGCAATTGTATTCACAGATACTCAAGTTAATGATGTAACTTGGCAAGAAAACGCTGCAATTAAATTAACATTCTCAGAAAGCTCTGGTATCCCTTCATTTGGTAAAATTGACATCCAAATGAGATTAAATGGTTTAGATGTTAATGATTTTTATATTGATGGAACTGGAGAAAAAGTTTACTTCAATCCTATTATCAATATTCCACTACAATATCAAGAAATTGATTATACCGACAATACTGCAATTATTTCAAATTATCAAAACGGTATTCCACTAATTACTTATCTAAAGAGTTATTGTGGTTCTGGAGAATACACATCTATTGTTAAAAATTATCCTTCAATTTTATCTACTGGTGGAACATTTGGTGTTGATGCTTCAGAAGGAGATGTTAAATATTTGTCTGCAAAACTTGCAGCTAATTATACAAATACAAATGATATTAACGTATTAAATTCAGCAACGTATGATGAGATTCAAGTTACCTTGACCGCAGATGAGTATGGGCAGTGGCCAAGCAGAGGTTGTGTGTCATTGAGACAAGCTCCAAAAGGAGGAACATACACAGTTGCTACATTTGCATACTATAAAGTTTCTCATAATGCTGGAACTAATGTTGCAGTATTCAAGCTAACAAAAAATATTGGTGATGGCACAAATACCGCTGGTGTAAGTGCAACATTTGCATCAGATTATGATAATCTATATCCAGGAATTGATTCTAAAAACGTATTCTTTACTGGTTGTAGTACACTTGTATTCTCTTCTGATAGATGGGCATCTGAAGCACCATTTATTCCACCACTAGATCCAACTAAGGGTGTTGTTGAGGAAGTCAATATTGAAGATGCAATTTTATATAAAGTTGCAGAGAAGAGTGTTCCAATTGCAGTTGAATTAGATACAGATTATTTTGATAAAAACCTACCAAACCCATATAGCTCCAAGGCTCTAGGTGTAAACATTCAGGAAAGAAGAGCAGTTAAGAAATTTAGCCCTCTATTCTCATTTGCACAAGCAAAGCAGTGGGCAGAAAATTCTGGTTTCAATTCTTATGATGAATTAGAACTATTGATGAAACCTGGATATTATAAACTAGATGGAACTCAGTTCCCATGTTCTGTGCGAATTAATGGAACTGGTGTTGCAGATAGTAGTGTATTTGCAGGCAAAGAACGTACTCGTACTTCTGCAGGAAGAATGGGTGGTTATCTAGAAGATACCGTCAAGAGAGGAGATAGTATCTATCTATATCGTTCTCCATCATTTAGGGCTCAATATGGTACTGGTGATGATGCATTTAATGTTAATGTTGACGGTGGTTTGGGTGCAAATGGTTCATTTAATCTCAATAATGTACACTTCTTAGGATTAAATGAAGCTATTACAAAGAGTGAAATTCCAGATTCAATTTATAGTTCTGATGCAATTCTTCAAAATGCTAGAAGAATTGTAAGAAGAGCATATTATATTAAAAATAAGATTAAATCAACACTAGCAATAAACACTATAAATTCTGCTGGTGTTGATGGAGCTATTGAAGTTATTGCAGATGTAACATCAGGAACTGGTGTAAAAGCTATTTTAGTTCCAAGTATTAATAGTGGAGATATTGTTAATGCAACTGCAGATAATGCTAATTACTATGAGTTAAATTCTGCATCTTGGTCAAACAGTCGATATATGGTTGTTGTATTAAAATCATCAGATTTTACTGCAGAACAGTTTGATAGAATGAGAAAGTATATCATTCCTGGAACAACCATGTATTGGTTGGCAGAGAATGGTAAAGTAATCAAGTTATCTGATGAAACCACCACAGAAAATCTATCAAAGTCAACTAAGGTACTAAGCGTCAGAAGAAAGAATGCAAACTTGAACACCGAGGAATTACATGTTTTAATTTCTGTATATAGAACTGGTGGCACAAATAATGGTAACCTGGGTGCATACACTAACCCAGTAGAAGATCTAGATTTAGCAAGTGATTTAGTATATGATGCGGGGTTACAACAATATACTATTAATGAAAAGAAAAAGTTAGTATTCTTGAATGAAGATGGTGCAGAATTTACCACTCTTGCATACAACTGGTGTCTAGAAACTAGAAGAACATATCTTCCAAAAGGTTTCATGCATGAAGGTGGTTATCAACCAGCCATTATTAAAACAGTGACTAGTGGAGGAACTGCTGGAACTAAGACAATTACATTAAACAATGTAGAAACTGTACTTCAAGGGGATAAAATTGTTGCCCTAGATTCTACTGGAGCTAATTTAATTCCAGTTGGAACTAGAGTAGATGGTATTGTTGGAAATACTCTAACATTAACTGATAACATTACTACCACTATTCCTGTTGGTTCATTTGTGTCATTCACTCAATATGATCTATTTGGAGATGAAATTCCAAAGTATGATATTCCAGAAATCTATGGTATTGTTAGAGGTTCTGAAGAAGGATACATTTCACTAGTTGTCGACAGAAATCCAAACTATGAAATTGATAATACAATCAATCCATATCCATTTGGTGCTGGATCATTCTCAGAGTATCCAACACAATTAATTCAGCTAAAGAATACTCCAACTAGCGTAACTACTGAATATGGTGCTGCAGAAGATGTTGCAATTGCAACTAATAGAAAGAAATCTCTTCCACTAAGAAGAAATGGATTTACTGAAACTAGATACGTAGTTATTGATATTGCACCTAGAGAATTCGGTAGTATTCCTCCAGGTTTTGCATCTAATCCAGATGCTGCATCATCAATTGATTCATTTATTGAGAATGCTGGTATTTCCAAGACTATTCTAACTGCATTTGCTAACTATGATAATACCACGCTTCAATTTGGTGGTGGAGTAGGTAAAGGATTTGTTGAGCCAACTATCGCAGTTAATATTAATATTCCAGCTAACTCATTTGCAGTAGGAAGTAACGATATTCAAACAGCAATCAATGCTGAATTAACATCTGCAGGTAGCTTCACAAATACTAGAAGTTATAATAGCAGATTATCTGCTACTCTAGTTTCTACTACTGGAGGAACTTTATCTAATTTATATCTCAATGCAAGTATTAATACTAGCACTGGTGCAATTACAGCAATCACAGCATATAATTTTGATAATAATCAACCAGTTACAATTAATGGGACATTTAAAATTCAAGTAACTGATGGTAGAGGATATATTTTATCGCCAACTGGAAGAACGGTATCCTTGTCCGATAATCAATTATCTGCCGATGATTTCAAGATTGTTGCAAAACAAAATCTACTTTCTGCTATTTCTGCTACACCAGACACCACTGGATCTGGTTCTTCTCCATACTTAGATTACGTTGGAAAGAAAACAACTGGACCTGGAGCTGGTGTAGACGATGATCCACTTACTGCAAAAGGAAAGAGAATATTCCTATCCTGGCCATATGCATATAGAGCACTTAGAAGAAGATTCCCATCTGCAGGATTCCCTGTAAATGGTAACTATCAAAGCAGTCTAATTACTGTAAATGCACTTCCAGGATCTGACTTTACTTTAAATCTAACTGGTGTTACCATTGGTGCCCAATCTCCTGCAAGTGAAGTTGCAAATACATTTGGTGGTGGATATACAGGAGGATTGATCAAGTGTAGAGGTGCAAAATTAACTTTAAATGGAACTAGATTCAGAGGTAATCTTTCTCTAGATTGGACTGGATTATTCAGTGGAAATTCTTCTAGAGCTGGTGGAAGTTTCATTGCAGGACACTCTATTGAGATGTTCCAGATGGAAGATCAAAACTCATTTGATCAAATGGGTGGTAGTTCTCCAGCATATTCAATTTCAACTTCTCCTATTGATGAAGAGTTTAGAACTCTATCTGAATACAATCCAAAATCAAATATTTACTTAGAACCATCAAAAGATCCATATGGAATACTTACAGATGGTGATGCTAGAACTTTCCCAATTACTACACTTCAAGCTATTAGAAGATTTAATAAGTCTGAATCATCAGTAACTCCATGGACTGGAGCATCTGCTATTGCTCCTGGTGGACTACTAACCAAAGTTGCATTGAATGAAAGATATCAAACACCATATAAGATCTATTATGATGCACCAAACGGAGCCCCAACTTCAGATTATATTCCAACTGCCGCTGGTAATACTTCTGCAGTACTATTAAGATGGAATGATGGATCTGCTACCATCACTGATGATGCTCAGCTATCAATGCCAACATCATTGGTATCATATGCACAGCTTGAAGGGAAAACTTTATCATTCTTCTATGCTGCAAATGAGTCTGGTGAAGATATTATTAGAAATATTTTCGTCGGCAGAAACGCAACTAAATTTGTGAAATTTGATAATATTGAAACCACATACGCAACAGCAACTAGAGTATTTACTTATGGAGATACTTTTGATATTAATCCAAGTACTGGAGTAGTAACAAAAGGTGGAAATTATAAGTTTGCAAAGATTCAGTATAGCGGATCATTTGCAGTTCTATCCAAAGCAGCTGGAACAAAAATTGATTTGAATGTAAACTACTTAAGTAGCATTAGATATAACTATGTTGCTACTACAACTTCTCGTTATCAAAAGACTATTGTTGGAACTAATTCTAGACTTATTCTCTCACAAGATGATAATGTAATTAGATACTCTGAGCCAGCTAACCTGTCAATATCAAATATTGATTCTACATTTACAATTGCAAATGCTACTAGAGCTACTATCTATGAACTAAAAAATATCAATAGAAATTCAGCAGTTTCTGGTAAAGTAGTACTATCTACAAATAGTAGTGGTAAATTAACTAGCTTAGATATTCTATCATTTGGTAGTGGACATGTTAAAAATGATGTATTTGAAATCTATGATGGAGCTACAAAAATTTCCAATACCTTTACAATGACTGTAAGGGAGAATTATACTGAAGAAACATTAGAACTCTTTGAGAATGGTGAATTTAAAGTTATTCTACCAAAGAACTGTTTTATTTTAAACAGTGTTGAAAATCCAGGTGCGGCAGTTAACCTAAAATCAGAAATTCTCAAGGCTAAGACTATCTTCAAGCCTGGTGGTTATATTCTATACAATAATATTTACTATAAAATTGCAGTAAACAGTCCAACAACTAATAGTCCTTATCTTGGTGTTTATAGATATATTAATGAAACAAATACGTCTGACGTTAGAGCAGATATCGTTGTAATGCTAGAAGATGATGAGTATACTATTACATATCCAGTAAATACTAGATTCGATGTATTTGATTATGATAATATTCTAGATTACTGGCCAACTAAAGGTAGAATTACCATTGGAAATCGTGAAACTTGTGATTTTGAAAAAGCTGGAAATTCTTCAGATCCTAAGGGTTATGAGCTTCGTCTAACTAGAAGTATGACTAAGTACTGGCCACATTATATCCGTGACTGGGAAGGTCTAGATCCTAATAATGCAACTGATGCAACTGTTACTGTTGATAGTGTTATCCCAACAACGATTACATTGGCCGATCCAGTAGATGTTACATGTTATGGATTAAAGAGATTTAACTCTGGTGGAACTGGAAATAATATTGAGAGTGTAACTTATGGTGGATCTTCAACTTATGTAACACCTACAGGTATTGTAACAAATAAAGTTGCTAAAATTTCTATTAGTTCAACTACTGATGCACAAGGATTACTAGCTGACTTTGAAAAACTTTCGATTGGTCAAACAGTAACAATTCCATATAGAGATATTTCTAAGCCAGATATTGCTGGACGATCTGCAACAAATTGGAACAGTGTTAACATTGTTGTTGGTGATCAACAGTACACTCCAGGAAGTAGTATTTCTACAAACAGAGAAGGAGATAGACGTATTAGTGGAAGTATTTCATTTAGAAATGCAGCTGCCAAGCGTGTATATTATAAGTATACTTACAATATTCATGCAACCAATACTCATGATACTGAAATTTATGATTATGTCAACCCATTATCATCAGCAATTCTAAGTTCTGGTAGAGATTCATCGGTTGACGAGATTCATCCTGCTGGATTTAGAAGGTGGGGATATCTTGGGGTTAGAAATAGTCAAACCGCAACCGCAGGACAAAAAGCAATAATAATTGGCTCTGAATTTGCTAGAAGTATGCAAAGAATTTCTAGCTATGCTACATTTACTGCTACATTTACTGATGTTGCAGTCAATCCAGAACTAGATCCATTTGAAAAAATTATGACTGTTAGTGCAGTCAGTGTTGGTGCAATTACAAAAGGCCAACCAATTTATGCAACACTTTCTGGATCTCATCCATCTGGAACTTATGGAAGTTTAATTGGTTATGTTGTTGGTATGGATGGAGATTCATTCATTAAAGGTACTGGAGTAGATTATGAAGATTCCCAGCCGTTGACTGGAAATGGTGGAGCTGGAACATATAGAGTTCTTCTTGTAGAGTCGCCACCATCCCTGACCACCAATATGACAGTGTATGGTCAAAGAAATTCAACAGATTACTTATACTATGCACCAAATAACTGTTGTTGGGCAAGAACTGTTGATTATAAGGTAGTTAATTCAAACAATACTACTACAGTATATCTAAATGATAATTTAGTGGATCCACTACCAGGAAATTCTCCTATTGGAGACGGTGATGATTTTACTCCTTCAGTTCCTGCAGGATCTAATGTAATCTTCTATTATAATGGTTATTATGATAACTCAATTATACTAACATTAGATAAACCACTAGTAAAAGCAATTCCAGAAGGTACAATTTTTAATATTGCACCTACCCCAGATTATGGATATGATGATTCATACGGACATCCAGGCAAAGGAGAGAATAATTCATTCTTGTTCAAGTCTAGAATTCTAGATTTAGAAAAGGATGGAACAAATGGTAAAATTAATGTATACTTGACTGATCCATTCCCAATCGCTAATTGGCAAAGAAATTCTAGTGGAACTCTATTGCTAGATGATTCTACTGCATCAAGTCCAATTAAGACATTTGGTATGATGTATATTAATCATGGTGGTTGGACATATCCTAAGACTGGTGGTAGTGCCTTCCGTGCAAATAATGTAAAACTCGCAGGCAATCCTCTTGATCCTGATGTGTTCTCTAGTGAAATTTATCTTCCAAATAGAAGTGGAAGAGTAAGAGCAGGTGATCAAATTACATATACATGGGAAGATATTTACAGAATTCAAGCAACTACTGACATAAATTGTAGAATTACCGCATCAAGTACAACATCAAAAGAAATTTCAATAGTCGCACCAGCTACTGGAATTGATGAATCTGAATTTGTACAACAAGTTATTCTTCCAGGATATATTATTTACACTTCAGATGGAACTGAGATAGGTACAGTAGCTTCTGTTAGTGCTACCACAATCACATTAGTTGAAAATTGTAAAACTACCACAACAACTAATGCAAACTGGAAATTTACAACAACTGGAAATACCTATACATATACATCTCAAATATTTACTGTAGATCCTCCATCAGCTGATACTGGTAATGCATATTATGGTTATTCTAAATGCACCATTAGCTCTAGTTCTACACACATTTTACATAATGGTTATAGAGAAAGTTTCAGACCTAACTGGTATACTATTCAAGATGTATTTGTGAGCCATAGACTAGGAAACTTTACTAATGATGGTCCAATTGCAAGAAAGTTCATTTACTCCGATACAGGTGTTAAATTAACATTTGGTGAATATAAAATCTGGTATGAAAATTATAGTAATTATATCAGAGCCAATGAAAACTCTACTGGACAACCAATGTCTGGTAGACAAGGATGGGTTGGAAACTTTGGATTGTCTGCAACTGGACAGAGAACAATTGGTATTCAATTAAATGGTGCATCGTCACTTCAGTGGGGTAGACAATATAATAGATCAATTTGGTTGGCTGCTGTACCAGTACACGCTAAATGGGAAAATGCAGGGTCATACGCACCATATATGATTCAATCAGATGAAGGTGCTACAATTGAAAATAATTATGCTCCTGCAACACTCACTAATTATGATGGAGCTGGTAAGTATTCATTCTCAGTACTAAATCACACTGTGTTGTCATCTGGTTCTGTATATGCTTCCCATAACACTGGAGATTACAGTTCATATGGTGGTGAATCTTATGATACCAAGCAGTATCAGTTTATTTCTACTAATACTAAGTTGAGATATTCACTACAAAATGGTACTGTATCAAATACTGGTAGTGTTGCTGGTGGAACTTCATCTAGACTTGCAGAGCAATTTGCAATTAATAGAGTGATTAATTATAGACCATGTATCTCGACTACATTTGCACGTCAAAACCAGAGTTTAAGTATCTCTATTACTTCTGGCACTAATACTATTAGTGGTACAAATATTGCACTAACACTATTACCAGGAGATGTAGTTTATTCAGATCAATCACCATCTCCATCTAGCTTTGTTGGAGTTGTTAGATCTAGAGGTGCAAATGATAATGAAGTTATATTATCCCAGCCATATACTGGCACTACACTCTCAGGCGATACAGCATGGTCTTATATTTCTCCAAGAGTTATGCATTCGACAACTTCTGGTGCTGGGGCTGTTGCAGGGCAATCGCTAGTCTTCTCTGGAGATTCTGCAACTGATGTAACACCTACCAATGTTGGAACTCTTGGATATAATGTGATTGGTAATAACAAGCCTGGATTTAACAGATATAATATTAGATTTAATATTGATAGAAGAGTGTACAACCAGTCTACTCTAATAAATACCTACACCAACATAAAACCAGTGGAATCTTATGATGTTGCAGAAAGAGTTATTGATATTAAGTTTGGTGATTTAGCAACCTATGTGACCCCATTAATGAACATTGAAGTTACTCGCTTCAATCCAAAAACTCACGTAGAAACATCTATTTCTATTGTTGGAAAATCACTGCACATTTAATTACTTGAGGTTTAACAATGGCTTATTTTTTAACTGACAACCAAGAATATGAGTTGAATTTATTTTTAGACGAACAAAACAGAATAGCTTATCATCAGCAAATGGAATCGGATGAATTGTCCGATGAGCTAAAAGATATTATTAAGAAAACTGAAGAGGCAGGCAGTCCGATTCCAGCTTTTGATCCAAAATATGGGTATTATAGTGTGTCATTCACACCTTGCAATGATGGAAACAGAATTTATGTCCATCATCACATCACGAATCAATCAAAAGCACTTTATGATCCTGCAAATAACATAGAAATTATTGATGAAGAAGTGTCGGTAAAAGAACCAGATCTTGACGTTCAAGAAGAATCAATTATCACTGAAGATTTTTCAGAGTTTACTGATTTTGATGATGCATTAGATGTATTGATTCCAGATCAAGAAGAAAATATTGATGAACTTTCACAGAAATTGACCAGTATCATTGGAACTCCTCCAGAAGATATTGAACAATCTTTACAGCTACAAACAGAATAAATAGAAGAGGGATATATATCCCTCTTTTTAATAGGTACATACCGATTTAGAATGCCATATGGCGACAAATATTAAATTAAAATCCAGTTCTCTAACTGGGAAAACACCTACGCTTTCAGACTTATCTCTAAGGGAATTAGCAGTTAATACTGCTGATGGTAAGCTATTCCTTAGGAAAGGTGATGGAAGTGGATCGGATAAAATTATTGACGTAACTGCTCCACTCCAGGCTAGTGAGCCGATGGGGCACGAAGACAAATCGCAAAGTATTATAAATTTTATTGGTGGAGATAGAAGAGAGTTTATAATAACACCAGCAACCCCAACAGGAAGTTTTAATGTCTGGTGTAAAGGAATTAAGTATAATTTTACAACGGAACGGACAGTAACTATTCCAAATACAACTGGAATCTACTACATTTATTTTGATGCAAATGGTGCCCTACAATACAGAACGTCCTATTTTGATTGGGAAAACGATGCACCCACTGCATATGTCTATTGGAATGCTACCACTGGATCTGCACCATTTGTCGCAGATGAAAGACATGGTATTGTTCTAGACTGGCAGACACACGAATATTTACATAGAACCCGTGGTGCAGTCATTGCAAACGGATTCTCTATTAGTGTGTATGATATAAACGGCACTGGTGCAGATAACGCAGATGCTCAGTTTGATTTAGGTGGTGGTACATTCTTTGATGAAGATCTAGAAGTCATCATCACCCACAGTAATACTCCAACTGCAAATACATGGGAACAAGATTTACAAGGTCCAGCACAAATTCCAGTATTTTATCAAAGTGGTAATGCATGGGTTCGTGATACTCCAACTGATTATGCATTAAAGCAAGGTAATTCTAGAATAGCATATAATGTTTTTTCACAAGGTCAATGGACAACTCCAGATGTTCCAACTGATACTCACTATACAACTTCTTGGATAATTGCAACAAATAATATTAACTATCCTGTGATTGCAATCATGGGTCAAAGTGCTTCTAATAAAATTTCTGATGAAGAAGCATTAACATTTGGAGATCTTATTCTTGATGGATTCCCAGTTGTAGAATTTAGACCACTTTGGAAAATTATTTGGCAAACAGATTCTACTTATGCAAATACTCCAAATGCAAGGATTGCTGGAGTTTATGATATTCGTCAGTTAGTATCTAGTGGTGGTATCTCTGGAACAACTCCAGTTTCTGATCACGGATTATTAACTGGACTTGGTGATGATGATCACTTACAGTATGTGCATGTTAGTGAGAACAGAACTATCAGCGCAAGTCATACAATTACTGGTACACTAAATATTACTAACAACACTAATAGTGCTTTAACTGTTACTGGTAATGTTGGAATTGGTACTACAACCAGTTCATATAAATTACAAGTTCAGGGAGACATTAATTATACTGGAAATCTTCGTTATCAAGGATCAAAAATTTCCACTACACAAATCCCAGAAGGTAATAACCTCTATTATACATCAGCAAGAGCAACTGATGATGCAATCGTAATGGCAATCGCACTCGGATAACCACATGGCAAATACATTCAAAAGTTATACAAAAGCAAGTGTAGGAACGTCAACAACTGATGCGTATACAGTTGGTGCTGGAACTACATCAGTTGTAATTGGTCTTGTATTATCAAACAGGACTGGAGATCAGATTACTGCAGATGTTATTTTGAACAAAGCAAACGTTGCTGCAGAAGATGTATATTTAATTCGTTCTCTTCCATTACCAAATGGGTCTGCATTTGAATATATTTCTGGAAGTAAATTAATTTTGGAGACTGGGGATAAAATTCAAGTTATTAGTAATACTGCATCGAGTTTAGATGTAACTGTAAGTGTTCTAGAACAAACTTGAGGTTAAAGTAATATGCCATATCAAGGTCGTCTTCCATACACTTACAAATCACCATATAATTACACATTAGACCAGGGAACACAAACAGTTCCATCACTGGCGTTTCTTGGCGACACAAATAATGGATTATTCAGTCCAGCAACTGATAACGTTGCTATTACCACAAATGGTAGTGAGAAACTTAGAATAACTGATACTGGAAATGTTGGAATAGGAACAACAGATCCATCTGGTAAATTTCATATTTATGGTGGTGCTGCAGCATCTCAAATAGTAGTATCAAGATTTTCTGGAAATGCTTCCGGAGTAACTGGTAATGTAATAAATATATTAACATCAAATTTAGAGTCTGGAGCAGAACTTCAAGCATATTCTCTATCAACTGCCAATACAACATTTTTAAATTCTATAAATGATGCTGTAGTTTTAAGGTCTTCTTCAACTACATTGGGGGGATTTGCATTACTCACTGCAAGTTCTTTTGCTCCACTTATTTTTGCGACAGATTCGGTAGAAAGAGTTCGTATAACTCCAACTGGAAATGTTGGCATCGGAACCACGAATCCTATTTACAAATTAGATGTACAAGATGGGTCAATAAGAGCCAGACAAGGGGCTTTGGCTGGTGCAGAACTCGGTGGAGTAATCGGGCAAGAAACCGGATTTGTTAAATGGGCCGCAGATAATCATCATGGAATTTGGTTTAGAGGATCTGTTGGTGCGGATGGGATAGTTGTATCTGCCGCTGATGTAACTACATTTAGAGAGTACGGAGAGTTTCAGTTTTGGACTGGTGGCCAGACAATGGGGCAAAGATTGACTATTACCTCTACGGGTAATGTCGGCATAGGCACCACGAATCCAACTGAAAAATTACATGTTTATTCTTCAGGTGCTGTAGCTAGTGTAAATATTGATTCTAGTAATTCTGGAAGCACCGTATATTATTGTTTAAATGGAGTTAGACAATATACTACTGAATACGTACCAGCTTCAAATTTTTATTCTATTGGAAGATCTGGTGTTGCATATGATTTTAATTTAAAGAATGGAAATGTCGGTATAGGAACCACAAATCCAGAAGATAGACTTGACCTTGCTAGTGGATTTATAAGATTTAAGGAGGCAATTGGTGGTACTGGAACTTATGGTGGCATTAGAGCATACAATAGTCTAGTACCATCTGTTTCTGCCACTGCAATAAGATTTATTAGGGATGTTGCTGAGGTTGGAAATGACGGTGCAATTTGTTTTGATACTACAAATAATGAAAGACTAAGAATAACTTCAGCTGGAAATGTTGGTATAGGAACCACAAATCCAGGAACAAAATTGGATGTAGATGGTGCAATTACATCTAGACTAACAGGTGCATCTGGAGGATTTAGATTACATACTAATTCAGGTATTGTTGCAGCAGATAACGTCGTAAGATTTTTTACTGGACAAACTTACGGATTTAATTTTAACTCAAATGCAACTGGAGATTCTACATCTCCATTGATGTCTATCACTCTTGCTGGGAATGTTGGAATAGGAACAACAGATCCAGTCAGAAAACTTCATTTATACGGAACCCAATCTGCTCTTAGGTTTACAAATACAGACACAGGATCTTGGGCAGGATTAGAATGGTCCGTTGCAAATGGTGCATATGCTGCTTATTCTGGACTTTTAGATTCTGATGGTAGATATTTTATAGATGTCGGGTCTAATGGGTCTGATGATTTAACTATTTTACAGGGTGGCAATGTTGGTATTGGAACCACAAATCCGGCACAAAAATTACATGTGTCGGGAAATTTAAGATTAGGAACTGACCCATATATTCAGTGGGTATCAAATTACCTAAGATTTCAAACTACAACTGCCTCTGTTCCCGTAATTGAATTAAGAGAATCTAGTACTGGTAACTATGAACCAAGACTGGATTTTTATGATGGAGACGGAACAACTAGAAATATTAGCATAGATGCTAATCCATCTATGAATACATATTTTAATGCTGGAAATGTCGGCATTGGCACCACAAATCCATCTGAAAAACTTGAAGTAACTGGAAAAGTTAGAATTTTTGATGGAGGATATCCATATATTGATATTGGTATTACAACTTCCAATTATTTTAGAATAATACATGATAATCCAAATGATAGACTTTTCATTGGAAAAAATAATAATGCAAGTCTTGTAATTACAGGTGGAAATAATGTTGAACCAGGAGCAGATGCAACTCAAAATCTAGGTTCATCCACAAAACGCTGGGCAAACATCTACTCTGCTGACATTCAACTATCTAATGAAGGTTCTCAGAATGATGTTGATGGTACTTGGGGACAGTATACTATCCAAGAAGGTGAGAATGATTTGTTCCTTCTAAATAGAAGAAATGGTAAAAAGTATAAATTTGTACTTCAAGAGGTAAATTAAGATATGGCATTATTCGGTTCGCTTGGAGAAATTAATGTAGGTGCATTAAGTGCAACCACTACTGATAATGCTGTTGATGTTTTCGTATATGACACAAGAAAAGACTCTGATGGTGGTCAGTGGAGAAAGAGAACTCAACACACTTCTTGGTATAATGAAACACTGAACACTGCAACTCGTGGAAGTCGTAGAGATTTTCCTGCGGTGGCAGTTTTAGTATTAGAGACTGGAAAATTAACAATTTATGATGGTGATGATCCTGATATGCCGATGTGGATGATTTTCAATACCACAGACGGAAGTATGTTAAGGTCTGGTGTTATGACTTCTATAGTCATGATGAATGGAGAATTTTGGGTTGGTCATGATAGTGGAAGTGGGTTGCATTGGGTTAACTTTTTAAAAGACACCGCTAGATGGATTACTGCTTCTAGTTCATATGGTGGATTTTTTAAAAAGACTTCGATTATTTTTAGGAATGATGCTGGAGCTAACTATGACAATAATATTGGTGGTGCATCGGATGTATTCATTGCTGGTTCTAGTATCAAAGATCTAGCAATGACAGTGCTTCCAAACGCACCGATTGATAGTGCTACCGGATTACCTGTTCCTACAGTTGCAGTTGCTACTGAAAGTGGCGTGAGTGTCATCAAAGATGATGGGACTATTGAAAGCAATTCAGATGGTTATATTTATGCTGTAGGGTTTATTAGCAATGATAGAATTGCATATGGACATAGGGGTGGATATTTTTACGCCGGTAGAGCTTCTACCATAGCACCTATCAGAAACACCATACAATATGGATATTATATTCACAATACCATTCCGTCATTCGGAAATAGTGATTTGGATGCTGAAAAGATAACGGGAGTTGGGGATAACAATGTTTATGCATATGCTCAAAATGGAATAAGAAGAATTAATGAAAATATTACCAGTTCTACTAATGGAATGGCAAATTATATTACAACTTCATATAACACAGGATGGATGCACGGAAACATCAAAGGTGCTTGGTTAAGTGATACAAGCACTGCAAGTGTGACTGGGACTGAACTGATTACGAATGGAACTTTTGATAGTAATACAACTGGATGGAATAATCATCCACAATATTCCAGCACTGTTTTATCAATAGATACAAATAGATTAAAAGTTTTGGGTGGCGGCGCCCAACAATCGTTTTCTACAGTTATTGGAAAAACATATGTAGTTGTATACACATTAACCGCATTTAATCCTGGAGGTATCTATCTCGGAACAGAAGCGTCAGGCACTGCATCATACAATTATTTTAGTACTGGGGCACAAGAAACTGGAACTTATAGTTACTATTTTACTGCAACTTCCACGACTGCATATATTACTTTATTTGCCTGGAATATTGGAACTCAATATGCTTTTTATGATAATGTATCAGTTCGTCTTATTGCAGAAGCAGACCGCAGTGTAAATAATAAAGGACTTGCAGTATACGGAACCATTACCAAATCTCCTGTTGCAACTGGTTCAAATTTGGTTGCTTATAGTGGGTGGTCAAATTCCAATTATTTACGTAGACCTGCAGGAGTTACAGATTTAAATAACTCTTCTATTACTTATATGTGCTGGTACAAAGGTGGTGGATATAATGGAGAAGAAGCACCAGTAAGCACAGGAGATTATGACGTAATAAATCGAGTTAGGGGAATATACATCAATCCGTCTGGAATTGCTGGATTCTCTGGGTGGGCAAATGATTTCAATCCAGGAAGTTTTAATGTTAGAGACTATATTTGGCATCATATATGTGTTACTATTCAATATATTTCTGGAACAACATATACTATTTCGGTGTATGTAGATGGGAGGTTGACTGGTTCAACGAATAGAGAATTAAGCACATTTACAAATACTGCAATAGATGTTGGTGGAGGCACGCTTCCAGGAACAAGATATACTATTGGTTCTCTCTCGCTGGTCAGAGTTTCTACTACAATTCCATCCTCAGAACAAATCAAAAAAATTTACGAAGATGAAAAAGTACTCTTCCAACCAAACTCACAGTGTACTCTCTTCGGTTCATCAGACGTAGTAACTGCACTTGCATATGACGATACATACCAAATTCTATCAGTAGGAACCAGTTCTGGACGTTCTGACTTCAGAGGACTAGAGAGAATAAATAATACTACGACAGCGGTTACGACTGCTATAAGTGCAAGCAATGGTTTAATAGCGGAGCAATAATATGCCAGTACGCATACAAAAACCAGCAGTTAACATCAGAGAAAAACTTGCAGAACTTGAGAGACCTATTGGAGTGAATGGTGCTGCTTTGATGGCAACCAATACTCCTCAAGATGCATTTAACATTCTTCAATGTGGAAGAAAAAATTTAGTGATTAATGGTGATATGCAAATATGGCAAAGAGGCACTTCTGTAAATGTTGGTATAGATCAATTTGTAAGATGTGTTGATAGATTTTGGATTTATTGTCCGTCTGGTAGTGGAAATTTTCAAAGATCCACTGATGCTCCAACTGGATTTATCTATTCTTTGCATAATAATTCTACTGCAGTTGGATCTATTGGAACAAACGTTGAACTAGCAGTTCAAGGTAGTAGCTATCCATTTACAATAGGAGAATGGATAACATTATCATTTTATGTTAAATCTACATCATACAATACTTCAACTGTGTCATTTAGTTATAGAGATACTGCAGAAGGATCTGGCAGTCTTCCAATTGGGGCATCTTTTAATAGATCATTCTATTATACCACAGAATGGAGAAAGGTTTCAATATCTATTCAAATTGATGCTTTGCCATCTGGGAATAATAGAATGCTTCAATTTGAATTTGGGTTGCCAGCAGGAGCTAAAGTTACTGGATTACAATTAGAAAAAGGAAAAGTAGCCACACCTTTTGAGTATCGTAGTATTGGTGAAGAACTTGCATTATGTCAGAGGTATTATTATAAATCTCTAACTACGAGGCAAGGACTCCTTTATAAAGGTCCATTATGGGAAACTAATTTCTTTTATTTTCCAGTAGAAATGAGAACTACTCCGACAATAAGCGGGGCAAATTGGTTTTTAAGAGATCCTGGGACAGATTTAAATATTACTTATAGTGGATTTACATACAATGTTGTAAGATCTGGATTTTTTATTACTTCAACAACTAGTAATACTAACTTATTTCAGTGTTGGTTTTGTGATGCCCCTTTAGTATTTAACGCAGAACTATGACTATTAAAATTTATAAATTAGGACCAGAAGTTATTAGTTTTGGTGGAGAAAATTTAGGTACAAAAAACATTTTTTTAATAAATGAATTTTGTATGGTAGGAATACCATTAGACCCAGCAAACTCTGACTACCAAAAATTCATCCAAGATGTTGCTGAACAAGGAATAGAAATTGTAGAAGGTCCAGACATTCACGAACCTTCCTACATCGAACTCAGACAACAAGCATATCCATCACTCCAAGAACAACAGGATATGCAGTACTGGGACCAAATCAATGGAACCACAATCTGGCAAGACACAATCACTGCAATCAAAGAACAGTATCCAAAAACTATCACTGGTGGTACAACCATTGGACCAGTACCAGATTGGGTACAAGAAGCAGCAGACAACTGGACTTTCAACAAACAACTCCGTGAGTATGTTGCTGCCGTAGAGAGATTAGAACATTATATTCTCTCCGAAGGTCGTCCAGAGATTCGTGAAGATATTGTAATCAGAACAGAAGAAGTCTTCAATGAAGAAACTCGTGAGTTTGAAACTGTGGAAATTACAGAGAATGTGATTACTCAAACTGCTATTGAACCACTGGAAGAGTTTATTGAAGTTATCAAAGTAGATGCTGAAACAATGGAGTCGGTCAAAGAGACTGTTAGGAATCCATTGATTGTTAGAGATGAAGAGGAACGTGCAGAAGCACAATCAGTGATTGATGCGACTCCTCAGCCAGTTATAGACGCAATAAATAGTTAGAAAAACACATGGCATATATTGGACGTGAGCCTCTCGGCGGAGAAGTAATTCTAATGAACTCCATTGAATCTCAGTTCAATGGAGTTTTAACCACGTTTAATCTCACTCGTACAGTGAGTGGTGTAACTTCTGCGTTCTATCCTGTAGGTACTGAACAACTTCTGGTATCTCTTGGTGGTGTAATCCAACAACCAGATCCAACAGGAAACACAGGGTTTAGAATTAGTTCTAATACAATCATCTTTGCAATTGCTCCAGTAGCAGGAGCATCATGTTTTATCGTTGCATATGGCAATTTAACAGATATTGGAGCGCCTGCAAACAATACAGTAACTACAGACAAACTTGTAGACGGTTCAGTAACTCCTATTAAGTTATCTACTGGTGGTCCTTGGTGGTTATCTAATGGAAATGTTGGAATCGGCACGACAAATCCATCATCTAAACTGTCGGTAAATGGAACTACGAAATCTAGTTCTGATGGAGCTTTATTGGCACTTTCTTCATCTGATGCAACAAATCCATTTACATTTACAATCACTAGAAGTGAAGCTGGTGCTGATGGATATTATGCTCTAAACTCTGTTGAACAAAATGTTGGATATAGAAATATTATTCTAAATCAAACTGGCGGAAATGTTGGCATTGGCATCACAAATCCAGCAGAAAAATTGTATGTCAATGGAACAACTAGATTAGGAGGCGGGATAGATTATGGATCAACAACAGTTTTATCAGTAGCACCAGGAACGGTATATTTTGATGGGCCAGGAACTGTGGGTAGCAGACTTACAATAACTTCTACGGGAAATGTAGGAATTGGAAGCCCAGATCCAACAACAAAATTAGATGTAATAAGTTCTGCATATCCAACTGCTAAATTTAATTCTACGTATACAAGTAATTCAAAACAATATACCACCTTAGTGCTTGGAGTTGCTAGTACAAATGAGGGTTCAACTCTCGGATACGTATATGACACTATAACTCCAGCAAATTCATTTTTACATATAACTCCATACGGTAGTGCAGAAGGATCCTCCTTTGTGGTTGGCACAACTGGTAACGTCGGCATCGGCATCGCAAATCCAGGGTCTAAACTAGATGTATATAACGATTCTAATGATGGTAACGTTGCAAGAATATATAACGATGAAGTTGGATTGGCAATTGGATCTTGGGGAGATGGTTCCACGTATCCTCGCACCGTAACCATAAATGGTTCAAGATTCGATCAACTAGAACCACTACCTAAATTAAGAATAGCAGGACAAGGCGGAATTGAGTTTGCTGTAGATTTAAATTCTGTTAGAGCAGTAATAGATTCATCTGGTAATGTCGGCATCGGCACCACCAACCCAGGAGTTAAGTTAGACGTACATGGAAACTCAGCTACAGTTCGAGTATTTGAATCTCCTAGTGGTGCCGATGTAAGAATGGTTGCTGGTGGATCAACAGGATACTTTGGTACATATAATTCTAATAATTTACAAATTTTAACTGGAGGAGCAACGGCAATTATAGCTAACACTTCTCAAAATGTGGGCATCGGTGGAGCTATAGTCCCTGACGTAAGATTACACATTAACGGTTCAAATGCTTACCCAGCAACCTCAGGTACAACTCCTACTGGTTTTATAGCCTTGAGAAACACAGCCGGAGCAACACATGGGGCATATATCGGTGTTGCTAATCAGGCACCTTGGGGGACATGGATTCAAGCACAAGATAAAAATAATCTGGGTACATCATACCCAATTTTATTAAATCCTAATGGCGGTAATGTCGGCATCGGAATTACCAATCCATCAAATAAATTAAATATAGTTTCATCTGCTGGAAGTGGTACAACCGTTGCAAAATTTACGGAATCTACAAGTGCTTCAGACACCACATCATTTATAGCTATTCAAACTGGATATCCACAGACATCAGAAACAGAAGGTCTGGTAAGACTTGGAGTACTAAGAAATGGAAGTGGAAATTCTGCTTCTATGATCTTTGAAACTTCTACTGGAAATTCCACAGTAAGAAGAGCCATTATGACAAATGGTGGATTTGCATCTGATTTTATTCTATTATCAACTGATAACAATCATCAAATTCGTAGTTATATAGACGCACAGAAGTATTTTGATGTTCAAGGTGGCCTCGATAGAGCATCATACAATGGAACTAGCATTGGATTGGCATCTAGATCTGGATATAGTGTAGATCTTATTTTATATCTAGGAGGTAAGCAACCATTATTACCATCTGGATGGACTGGAACTATATCATGTGTAGGTAATGCCAATTCAGGTAGTTTAGGAACTACTGTATACCTACAAACTAGTACTAATGGTATCACATGGACAACTAGGGCACAAACTGAAAATACTTGGAATGTTACATTATCATGGACTCAATCAACTGCTGAAAATGTTCCAATTTTTGTTCGATTTAGATTATTACAAAATTCGGGAGGAAATGTAGGTGAAGGTTCTTGTAGAATAAGTGATATTAGAATTACAAATTTATTTGTCAAACCATTTGGATTCGGATTAGCTAATAAATTAATTTCTCAGTATAGTTATCAAAATACTACAGTGAGTTCAGATTTAATTGATTATCAAATATCATTACTTGGGGGAACTGGAGCATATGCAAGTAATAATATAGGACATGGTATCGCGTTCTATTGCCCAGGGGTTTCTACTGATTCAACTGGATCTGTAGTTGCAGCAATTAACTCTATAGATGAAGGAAATCAAGATGCTCAAGGATTGAGTTTTTGCACAGCAAATAGCACGATTGGGTCATTATCTGAAAAATTAAGAATTTCAAATTCTGGTAATGTCGGCATCGGCACCACAAATCCAACAGAAAAACTCCATATAAATGGAGGAAAAACACTCCATACTGGTGGAACACTCACGGGCATAGGTCCTGGAACTTATTATACTATTCCTGGTTCTATGGGAATACCACCAAGTCAAACAAGAATAATTACAGTATCTGGTCTTCAAGCAGGCTGGGCAACATTACGTGGAGGAGGATACTCATCCGCTGGCCAATCTCAATGTAATTTTATGTATCACATGGGAGGATTTATGACATCAACAAGTACGTATGATGTTCATGCAATACGAGAATGGATTACTGGAGGGACAATAACTACATCAAAAACCAATAACAATTGGACAATAACAATAACAAATAATTCTGCATTATATACTCTAAGCCTATATCTTCTGTTAGAAGGAAGTACAGGAAACCTTACTATGTCTGCAGCGTAATTGACAAAATCATGGAATTGGATTTAAAATATCAAATAAACGGTTATGTGTGAAATTTAAATTAAGTCACTCTGAACTTTGGCAATAAAACCACTAAAATAAATTTAATAAAGTATTATTTTATTTTTCTAAGTACTCTAAAGACCTAATTTCTGAACCCTGACATGGTTATTGTACCAGAATCCAGCACCCTTGTCAACCCCCTTGACAAAACCCGCTAAATACCCTATGATTATCCTTTCACCATTCTAGGTAACAATCATGACAATGACACCTGATCAACTACTAGAAAACTTTAAGACTCAGCAAGCTCAAGTAGCTGACGAAATTCGTAAACTTGATGCTGAACTAGCACAAAAGAAAGAACTATATGTAAAACTTCAAGGAGCTATTGAAGGTCTAACTCTTCTGAATCCAGAAGAAGAGTCAGGCACCGAGACAGCTACCCTACCAGATGAAGCAGTAGTAGAAGCACTTGCATGACAAATCCCAACGACATCAAAAATGAACTGATGGACAAGCTCAAGGGACTCTCCGATACTGTTACAGATTCTATCGGAGAGCTTGCCAAGGGCAAGACCATCTTTGTAGAATCCAACGTGCAGGAGGCAAGAATGTCCACCTGTAGATCCTGTGAGGACTTCAATGCCAAAACTACACAATGTCGTCGATGTGGATGCTTCATGAGTGCAAAAACCAGACTGAAAACTGGATCATGTCCTATTGGCAAATGGGGTAAAGTATCATGAACAAGACTAAAATCCTTGACAAGATTCTCAAGGAACGTTGTGACCGTTTTCAAGAATTACTTGAAGAGGGTCGCTATGAAGATGCAATTTCAATTGGTGAGGAGTTTGATGAATGGATAGCAGTATGTCAGAGTTGGCCAACAGAATAGAATCTGTTGAAGCTCAACTCAA